CCGTGGCGGGTCCGACGCTTTCCTACGCTTCAATCTCCAAGGGTTGCTTCGCGCTGACTTGCAAACGCGGACCTCGTCTTATTCGACAATGTTGCAGTCTGGAGCAATGTCTATCAATGAGGTTCGTGCGTTGGAGGACATGCCACCTATCGCGTCCGACGCGGCGTCACAACCTCGTGTCCCGTTGGCGAACGTCAACATCGAAGACTCGTATGTGAAGGCACAGATGGAACGGGTGAAGATGGTCCAGGCGCTCGTCTATTCCGGGTTCACACCGGAGCAGGTGTTGCAGGTTATCGGAATGGATAACATCGACCACACCGGGTTGCCTTCGGTCCAGTTGCAGGGTGTGGCGCAGGTTGACCCTGAGGACCCCGATTCGGCTTACAAGGACGAGGTTAAATAGTGCCATATTTTATTACAGACCAGCACCCAGATTGCCCGTTGTGGGCGACGGTAAAAGAAGACGGCGAGTCTATAGGGTGCCACGAAACTGAGCAAGACGCTATCGACCAGATGGTCGCGGTGAGCTCTGCCGAGGAGATGGAACCGGGCGGAACTTATGAGGGCGACTTCCGTGCTTTTGTGCCTTTGGATTTGTCTGCGCCTGCATGGGTGCGGGCGATAGCTCGTCGGTCTAACAATGAAGACCCTGTGGTCGTGGCGGTGTCGCAGGGCAACATGACGCCCGCGATGTGGGGCGATGTGCGCGACATTGTTTCGGTTGAGGGCGCAACTCTGTGGGGCGCGGTGTTGTCGGAGCGAACCCGCGACAGGCTGCATAAATATGCGGACGACGTCGTTGATATAATTGTGGAACAAAACGAGGGCCGAGCTAAGGGGCAGGCAGTGAGCAAAATGGAAACCCGAACCAACCAAACCGCGTTTGAGGTGCGCGAACTGGACGAGTCTGGTGGGATGACGTTTGAGGGTTACGCATCCGTGTTCAACTCTCGGTCGGAGAACCTTGGTGGCTTCCATGAGGTTGTCGCACCTGGAGCCTTCAAGCGTTCCTTGCGGTCCAGGAACGACATCAAACTGTTGTGGAACCACGACACCGGCAGCGTGCTCGGTTCTACCCGGGCCGGTAGTGTGACGATGGTTGAGGATGAGGTTGGTTTGAAGGTTCGAGCAGAACTCCCGAACACGACTCTCGGTCGCGACACCGCGGAGCTGATTCGGACGGGACTGGTCGATAGCATGTCGTTTAGTTTCTCTGTCATCAAGGACACCTGGGATGGCACGGGCACGAACCGAACGTTGAACGCTGTCAGAATTCACGAAGCCAGCATCGTCTCGTTTCCTGCATATCAGGGCACCGCGGGGACTGTGTCCATGCGTGGCCTGGACCGTGTTGCGCAACGCGCACAGGTTGATGTTGACGAACTCGCAGACGCTTTGTTGAAGATTGAATCCGGTGACGAGTTGTCCTCCGATGAGGCTGCACTGTTGTCCCGTGTTGTGGATGAACTGAAACCTGAAGACAAGGAACCCGAAATTGTTGGGGACCTTGGGCTTTTGGCTTTGAAGAAAAAGAAACTCGAATTGTTGGAGAGGTACTGATGGCTACATTTGAAGACGTGCGCCGCGCTATTTTGAAGGTTGCGGGGAACCCTGATTCTGGGGTGGTGAGGGATTTGTCGGCGGCTATGGCTCGCGCGGTTGTCGCGCTCGATGAGGAGCCAATGAAAGAGACCCGCGTCATGAAGGCAAAAGAAATACGCTAAGGACGGGTCGCCCCGGCTGTCGCCCTTCCCGATGGCCGGGGTTTCTTTGCCCTAAAATAGGTGTGGGGCTGGATGGTTTCGACGACAAGAAAAAACCTGTGAGGGCAACTTGTCGGACTGGGGTTCGACTCCCCACAGCTCCACGGAGCTAAAGACAGCACACAAACTACAATAGAAGGACCGGATGTGAGTCACTCTCTGCCGGAAAGTTGAGCGTCAATCGCCACTGAATCCAATCCGAAAATAACTAGGAGACAATTCACATGTCATTCATTCGCAACAGCGAAGAAGCGCGTGCGAACCTCATCCACCAGGTGCGCGAGGTCCTCGACCACGCAGAATCTGAAGGACGCGGCCTCGACGCTGAAGAACTTCGCAAAATCGAAAACATCGAAGGCGACATTGCACGTCACGATGAAGCCATTGCAGTAGCAACCCGTAACGAATCACGCGCAACCGAAGCATCTTTGGCCGCCCGTGGTTTCGTACCCGTAGAGGAAGCCCGTACAGACGCACAAATTTTCCGTGCGCTTGCAGACGGCGAACTCCGTGGACACACCTTCAACCCTTCCGTTGAAGCCCGTGCAACCTTGGTCCCCTCGGTGAACACTGTCCCCGTTGACTTCCTCGACCGCGTCATGATGAAGGCCCGCCTCGTCGGACCCTACCTCGACGTCGCAGAGGTCTTCAACCGCACTTCCGGTTCGGACTTGCGCATCCCCACGATGACCGCTTACAGCACCGCAGCAGAGTTCGCTGCCGGTTCTGCAATCGACGCATCGGAGCCTACGTTCTCTAGCATCCTCCTCCAGCCAGAAAAGCAAGCATTCTTGGTTGGAATTGCTAACGAACTGCTCACCGACTCTGGTGTAGACATCGAAGGTGTCATCGCTGACCAGGCGGGGAATGCAATCGGAACCCGCGCGAACGCCGTCATCCACGCAGCCGTCACCGCTGTCGCTGGCTCCGGTGTGACCGCAGGAACCAGCACCGCCATTACCGCTGACGAACTCATCGACCTGGTCTTCAGTGTCGACGGGGCTGTTCGCGCAATGTCCGCAGCGTTTGTTGTGAACGGAAGCACCCTTTCCGCTATCCGCAAGCTAAAGGACGGCGAAGGCCGTTACATCCTCGACGTGGTTGCCGGTGGTCCTTCGACCATCCTCGGTTACCCCGTTCTGGAGCAACCAGCCGCCGCATCTATTGCTACCGGAACCAAGCCAGTCTTCTTCGGAGACTTCAGCTCGGTGAAGGTTGCGACCACTGGTCTTGATGTTGCAGTCTCCCCAGACTACGCATTCAACCAGGACATCACCACGTACCGCTTTGTGTACCGTCTCGCCGCAGGCGTGGGCGACGCAACAAGCATCAAGTACCTGAAGATGGCCTAGCCATTACCCCGGAAACCCCCGTCGCCTTTCGTTAGGTGGCGGGGGTTTTCGCTATGCTGGGGGGCATGTCTAAAGTTGAGAAAATAAATGGCGTCGTGAGTTTGGCGTCTAATAGTCCAGGCTCGGCAACAGGTTACGGGGTGCAGGCGAAGTATCTTGTGGACCGGATGAAACGTCACGGTATGGGGGTGGCGGCGTTGTCGAACTATGGGTTGGAGGGTTCGTTTGAAACGTTGAAGACCCCGCATGGTCATGTGAAGCATTACCCGAAGGGGTTCCGTCCGTATTCGGACGATGTTATTCCTTTGTGGCATGAGGATTTCGCGAAGGATTTCCCTGGTGTGAAAAACGCTGTCATGACTTTGTATGACATTTGGGTTTACAAGAACATGAAGTTTGATGGGAACATCATCGCCTATGTCCCTATCGACCATGTGACAATGCCTCCACTTGTTGAGGCGATGTTGCGGAAAGATAACGTCACCCCGGTCACGATGTCGTTGCACGGTCAACGGATGTTGGAGGCGCGCAAGATTGATTCAACGTATTGCCCGCATTCTGTGGACACGTCGGTGTTCCTGCCGACACACGAAATCAATGGTGTGCCGACCCGACAGTTCATGGGAATCAAAGATGACGATTTCTTGGTCTCGATTGTGGCGGCGAATAAGTCGAACGGGATTCTCCACCGCAAGGCGTTAGCCGAGCAGATAATGTCTTTCAGTGTGTTGAGGCAGAAAGTCAAGAACGCCAAACTGTATTTGCATATGGAAGCCACCGCAGCGTTTGGAGGGTTCGACATCCCTGCCCTGATTTCTTCGGTTGGGTTGGATGACACTTCGGTGATTGTTGCGGACTCTGCCACGTTGCGCATCGGGTACCCGCAGGAACACTTGGCCGCGTTGTATACCGCATCGGATGTGTTGTTGAACGCGACGATGGGGGAAGGGTTCGGGGTGACGACGATTGAGGCGCAGGCATGTGGGACCCGTGTCATCACGTCGGGTTGGACTGCGTCACAGGATTTGGCTGGACCTGATTCTTGGATTATTGAGGGGCAACCGTTCTATGACGAACCGCAGAAATCTTGGTATAACATCCCGCTGATTGGTTCGTTGGTGTCAGCGTTGGAGTTAGCTCATGAGGCACCGCGAGGCATCAGCCTGGAGTCCATCAAGTTCGCGAAACAGTATGACGTGGAAAAGGTGTGGGCTAAGTAT